ACTCATGTATTATGTTTTCAGGAAATTAAATCATGCTAATCATATGGCAATTCATGATCCACTAACGAATACATACAATAGAAGATACTTTATTGACTCATTGAAGAATATATCAAAACACCATGATTTCTCAGTAATAATGTTAGATATTGACAATTTCAAAAGCATCAATGACAAATGGGGGCATCATATGGGTGATCAAGTCATAGTAATGGTTACCAGAATAATAAAAAAATCCATCAGGAAAGAGGATATATTAGGGCGCTTAGGCGGTGAGGAGTTCGGTATTATCATTAAAGGTAATACTCAAAAGCTCTTGCTATCAATTGCAGAGCGAATCAGAAAAAACATTGAAGAGCAATGCTCGGAAAAATTATTATCGCATGGACCTGAGAAAATAACTGTCAGTATTGGTTGCTTTACTTCAAAAGAGAATAATCTCAGTCCATCTGAAATGTTAGTCAATGCCGATAAAGCGTTATATCAAGCCAAAAGAACCGGAAAAAACAAGGTGATAATTCACTCAAAATAAACACCTTTTTAAAATACAGCCCCAATAAACTGCAGGATATTATCCCATATACTATCCTGCAGTTCGTAATGCACTATTCGATAATGGGTCCTGTTGGCCATTCAATATCCGGTGCAGTTGATGTATCAACACGGTTCAGCAACACCCGATACTTCTTCCAGGCTTCCAGCAACGAGTTTTCTTCCTCCGTTGCGATCTCCAGATCCACAGCATCCTGAAGCGGCGCTATATGCTCACTGGCTACCTGCATCAGGCTGTTTTTTGTTTCTTCCGCCTCCCGGATCCGGAACAGTTTTTCTGCTTCCGTATCCTTCACCCAGGCTGTGCCGTTCCACTTCTGATATTCCCCTCCCGGCGACAACCAGGTAACATTTTCCGGTAACGGACCGAGTTCAGAAATAAATAACGCGTCGCCGGAAGCCACGTCATAAACCGTTTTACCCCGATGGTCTTCAACGAGATGCCACGATGCCTCATCACTGTTGAAAACGGCCACAAAGCCAGCAGGAATATCTGGCGGTGCAATATAGGTACTGTTTGCTGGCAGACCTGTATGAGGCGGAATATATGCATCACCTTCACCAATAAATTCATTAGTTCCGGCCAGCAGATTATAAATTTTTATGGTCCGTGGTTGTTCACTCATTCTGAATGCCATTATGCAAGCCTCACAATATAGTTAAATGCGATGTTTTTGACGGTGTTTTCCGCGTTACCAGCAGCGTTAACGGTGATGGTGTGTCCATGTGAACCAATCGCAACGGAGTGCGTATGAGCACCAATACCGACAGTATGCGCGTGTGCACCTGCAGATGCTGCTGTGCCGGACAGTGAGTGGCTATGATTACCATCTGTACTGGTATTAGCTAACCACCCCGTAGACATACCTACTGAGCCTTGTACACCCCAGGTATTTTGACCTGAGCTTGTATAACCATATTGATAAGTATCTTTAAAAACACTGGGGTTAAATCGACGGCCATCTCTATGGCTGTGATTACCAGCTGCATTCGTGCTGCCACTTAAACTATGGGTATGCGCACCAGTGTTATTCGTGGATTTAGTGCCGTAATCAAACGACGATGTGGTTTTCGTCCCCAAATCCGTACTGGATGCGCTGGCGCTGTGGGTATGCGATTTAATGCCGTCCTGTTCCTGAGACAATACGGCCCGACCACTGGCAGGTTTGCCCTTAATCGTCCAGCCACGCATATCAGGGATCACGCCTGACGGATAAGCCGCTGCAAGTTTCGGGTATGCAGATTTGTCAAAAGCCTGCCCCTGCATCAGGGCATAACCAGACGGAACGGTATCTGATGGCCACGGGATTGGTGCGCCGACTGGGTAGCTTTCTGGTGGAAGATTTTTCGAGGTATAAACTTCTGCCCAGTCTTCCTCAAAACCATAGCCATCTCTTGAGGAACGGTAGAACAGACCTCCATTTCTGTAATGTGCCTTCATCTGCAAGGTCCGGCAACTTCCGACTCCGGTATAGAAGTTAACCAGAATATAGCTGTCGCCAGAGCGGGTGACATTGTAAGCGCCTGATTCGGCATTCCAGGGAACGCCACCATCCGCATCGGCATATGTATCCGTTGCCCTTCTGGCAAAAGCAGCCACATGCGCGGCGGTTAAAGTAATATCTTTGGAACCATCAAACTCAACACCAGAAACCCGTCTTGGCGTTTGCAGCTTTGTTGCTGTTAATGCATTACCGTTCAGACTTGCGGACAGTTTGGTTCCAATAACCAGTTCGCCGGTTGCGTTATCAATAGCAAACGGTCTTAATGTATTCCAGCCACCATAAACATCACCTTGATTGGTAAGCAGCAGGTGAGTTTTAGCGCCATCATTACGCCATAATGCACCATACTCCCCACCTATCATTCGAATCTGATTACCACCACGCGCTACAATTTCGTCTGTGGCAAAAAGTTTTTTGCACGACAAGTTATCGTTAACGATTAACGAATGAGACTCATAAAAACCACGCCCACTCTTAAAATCAAGGATAACGTCCGCCGCGATACATTCAGTCGCCGGATTTGTTGCCCCAAACTTATAGGTCGTATCATTAACAACGAGATCAGCACCAGGTGCGGATATTGACAGGCCATCTTCGATAAACGCAAAAACAGGGAAAGCAGCGCCATCAACATAGAACACAGAGCGCAAATCATCGCCCTTATTACTCATCATTATTGAGTGGATGGCTCGTTCATTGTTTTGATATTGCCAGAACATTCCATAAGCATAACGCCCCCTGTCAGTCCAGCCACCAGGCATAACAAATCCGTTAAACTCGCAGTTATTCATCGGATCGCCTGCGGTTCGCGTTGCCGTGGTGATAATGACCCTTGATGCCAGTTCGCTTACTGAGCCAGCAGAACGCATAACAACAACAGGGTAATATTTTCCAGATGTTGCACCTGCAGGAGCGTTAACCCGCACATAACGCATACCACGCTTATCAGCAAAGTCTGTTTTACTGACCGCGTTAATGTTGTTCAGGAAGCGTCCCTTATCGGGTATATCAGCGCCGTTCTGGTCTTTCTGCAGACGTTTCTCTGCATTGTCATAGGCTGATTTTACTGCCTTTGGCGTTGCCGCCAGCGTTTCAGACGTACTGTTGGTCGCACTGCTGAGCTGTACTATCCCCTTTTTCGTCGTACTTGCATCCTCAAGCGCCACGGCGGATGCAATATCCTCTGCCCGTTTTGCCGCTGTCTCGGCGCGCGTTGCCGCGGATTCCGCCGTACTTTTGCTCTGTGCTGCCGCCGTCGCACTGCCAGCTGCCTCTGTCGCCTTCGTGGATGCTGTCGTGGCGCTGCCCTTCGCTGCGGACGCTTGTCTGGTCGCCTCATCTTTTGAAGCAGACGCCGATGATGCCGATGACGCCGCCGAACTGGCGGACGATGCGGCAGCCGTTTTTGAGGATTCTGCGCTGGTTTCCGACGCTTTCGCGTTCGTCTCGGATGTCTTCGCTGCGGAAGCAGACCTCGCTGCTGCGCTGGCCTGTTCAGTGGCTTCGCCAGCCTTCGTTGTGGCTGTTGAAGCAGACGATGCGGCACTTTCTGCCGATTTTCCGGCGGCGGTGGCACTGGCTGAGGCCTGCCCGGCACTTGTTGACGCGGCACTGGCAGACGACGCAGCCGCTGTTTTTGAGCCTGCCGCAGCCGAGGCGCTCTGTCCCGCTGCCGTTTCAGAAGACCTGGCGTTTGTCTCAGACGTCTTTGCCGCCTTCGCGGAATTGCCTGCCGCCGTTGCCGAGGAAGCGGCACTACTGGCGCTTGATGATGCGTTCGTTTCTGATGATTTCGCTGCCTCTTTTGAGGCCGCCGCATCCCGTGCTGAGGTGGCTGCTTCTGACGCCTTCGTGGTCGCGGCGGATGCAGAAGTGGCTGCTGATTGTTGTGACGCTGCCGCATTCGTTTCTGACGTTTTCGCCGCAGCGGCACTGGTAGCTGCCGCGCTTTTTGAGGACTCTGCAGCAGCAGCACTTTTCGATGCTTCACTGGCCTTTGTTGATGCCGTTCCTGCGCTGGAAGATGCTGACTGAGCCGACGACGCGGCCTGTCCGGCTGACGTGCTGGCTGCGCGTGCTGAGCCTGCAGCATCAGTCGCATGGGTTGCCGCCTCACGTGCTGATGTGCCGGCATCGCTGGCTGACTTCTTCGCGGCTGCCGTGTTCTGTGCCACCGCGGACGCGTTACGCGCCACCTCTTCCACCATCAGTTCAAAACGGCGCAGTGCCTCAGGACGGGCATCATCCTCCGTCATGGCACCGAGAAAATCATTCAGCGTACCGGGTCGGGAATCTTCATACACGGT